TACGTCCAGCTTGCTTCAACCACTCCTCCATGTAGGCATTGAGTTCCGCCTTGTAGGCCCCTAAGTCCAACGTCACAGCATAGAATTTAGGTTTGAATCTCATCTACGCCCGCCCCTTCCCTTACGTCCCTTACGTCCACGCCCCATCGCCAGCGGTGCGGGAGACTTCCCTGCTCCCGACACCGACCTCGACTCCTCAAGATCGTCGTGCTGGCGAGTCTGGTCATACCCAAGAAGACGCGCCTGCGTTGGGGTCGTACAGTCGTCCCAGCTGTCCTTTACACCTGGGGGGTGGATTCCGAATCGCTCGCAGGCTCGCCAGACGGCGTACTCTCCGGTTCGGTTTCCAGGCCAGAGGATTCTTTTTGTTCCTCCGCTCTCCCAAGTAGAAAAAGATCTCGGGCTTCCTTCAGCTTACGTTCATCCAACGCGTTTGCCCGCATAACACAGACAGAAACACGGTCGACCTCAACTGTGGACAAGCCGGCGGCCAGAAGTTCCGCGTCCCACTTTGTCCAGGTCTTTGGTTTGTCCAGGTCAACTTCCGACCATTCGATTTCGCTCGGGATCAGAGACACGATAAGCATGTAGGCGTACCTCTGCTCAGAATACTTTACCATTCTCGCCTTGTATGTGTCATCGTTCTTAATGGGCTCCCAGCCATTCTTCGTCAGCTTCCCAGGCGCCTTCGGTTCGGGGACCAGTGCATGGAACCCGCTCATGTCCGAGACTGCTTCCGCGCGGAAGACAATATCATCGTCAAGTCGCGGAAGAACGAGAATTTCTTCATTTGGTCCATCAACATTTACACCACCAATACGCATAGCATTTCTCCCTCAAAAGATGAAAAGAAACAGCGGGACGAGGCGTCCCCGCCCCGCTGTAGGTCACTACGATCAACACTCGTCGTGGTTACTCCGAACGGCGGAGGCCTCACTAACATTACATCGACCGGATACGGCAATCGTCGCCTCACTCAGGTCATACTCCAAACTCTCAAAGCGGAAGTCCGGGAATGTGACTTCTTCATCCTCGTCTGTACCGCACGGAACACAGTGACGAACCACCATGTCAACTGCATACGGTTCACATAGGTCGGATGAGCTAGAAACCCATTCGGACGCCCCACCCGTGCCTTTGACGGCGTCTACGGGGGTGACGGACTCACCGGTGCCCTGGGTAACGTGAACATACACAAACTCCAGGGAGACGTCAAGCGGCTGCTCGTCACCTTCCTTCACTGTGTCTAGATCACCTCGGTCCAGGAGATATTCATACTCCTTGGCTTCCGTCCAGGTGAGGTTACCCTCACCAATGGTCACCTGTAGTTCCTGGGCTTGGAACGTAATCACGTCAGATACGGTGGGTGTGTCAGAGCCCCAGGCGGGGGTAAACTCGACATTAGTCGTCGGGCTAGTAGTCGCCGGAGTTCGGGCAGTGACCGTGTAAATCTCGGTGTTGTTAGCAGTGTTCACCGTAAACCTAGCTCCCACCGGGACCAGGTCAGTCGTAGCGGTGTTCAGAACGGCCGAATTCACATCGGCGTCGGTATCAGTCGCGCCCGGAGTTGTTTCCTCGATCGTTGCGGTTCCACTAAGACCGTCCTTGATAAGGATGGTCGCATCTCGAAGTTCTAGTCTGGCCATAGTTAGCCTCCTTTTAGTTACATCGTCAAGTACATTTCAAAACGCCCATCCACCATGGCTTGTCGTATACGGTCTTCCTTGCTGATTTGACCGAAGTGGATTAACTTCGCCGGCTCGGCAAACCCCTTACGCTGGGTCAAACAACCGATCAGCGAATCATCATCATCTCCCCCGCTTCCAAACCGATATATTGGAATAGGGTCCGTCATGGCGGCGAGAAATTTGCCGCCCCACTGATTGATATCGTACGCATTCTCAGAGGACATTTTCATGTAGTCTATGAGAAGAATATTGATATCAATATGCACCCGCCAATAGTTCTTACTAACCTCTCTCACGTTAGGCCCGTTTACACGAACCTCCACATGCTCCGTTCGCATCGTATCGGAATCGCGCTCATCGATCCCTTCCACGAAGTACAGGAGGCTTAGGCTATCGGCAACTGGTTGAAAATAGACAGCAATTGACGCCACGATCCAGCGAGCTAGATTTACATCCATAATTTCCTCACTGGTTAAAATTTGTTAAAGTAAGCTGACAGTATGATCTCAGCAGATAGCGCGGCCGCGCTGTCGGGATCGATCCTGAGTAACGTAGTGGCATCACAAGGTATCCCATAAATATGCCCCTCTGTCGCCAAGACACCACCTACCCACTTGCCGCCAGCTACACCGGGACTTCCGAATGTCGTGACCGTGTCATCGTTGGGATTGATTCTAAGGACTGTGGACCCGTCGTATGAAATCGCATAGATCATTCCGTTAGGGGCCAACACACCTCCAAACCAACCGCCGTTCCCAGCCACAGTCCCAAACGTTGAGGTTGTGTCATCGCTGGGATCAATTTTTAGGATCGACGTGCTGATATAGGGTATCCCGTAAATCATGCCGTTGGCAGCTAAGACACCGCCTCGCCATTTCTGACTCCCGGAGTGGGTTGACCCAACGAGAGACGTTGAGTCATCACTGGGGTCAATCTTGAGAACTTGTGTGTTGGTGTGTGGGATGCAGTAAATCATGTCATTAGGAGCTAGGACGCCGCCCATGTACTTTGACGAGCCAGAAATACTTCCGAACGCGGCTGCTGTATCAGTGCTTGGGTTGATCTTCAAGATTTGTGCTGCATTGAGGGGGATGCCATAGATGAAGCCTGTAGCTGCCAAAACCCCGCCAACCCACTTACTAGTTGATCCACTGAGGGCCCCGTGCGTAGTTATCGTATCGGGGCCGGGGACAAGCTTCAGGAAGGCCGTGTCATTGTAGGGTATTCCATAGATGTTTCCATTCGGGGCTAAGACCCCGGCTGACCATTTTCTGGAATTGGTCAAGTTGCCAAATGTACTGGTAGAATCGTCACTGGAATCAATTTTTAAGATGGTCACGGAGTCAAAGGGAATCCCGTATATATAGCCATTTGGAGCTAGCACACCCCCACGCCACTTGTCTACACCAGCCAAGGTGCCGGGCAGCGACGTTGAACTACTGCCGCTAATTTCAACAGTGTTGTTGATACAAGTTTGGTAATTTGCCCAGTATGCTACACCTACATCTTCCCAGTTTACTGCTAGACAGGCATCGAACTCTATAAGGTTAGCGGTAACCTCTTGAGAGAAGCCCAAAACATTGGCGGGATTTATGACGACCTGGGACAGAATTTCTTGAAGGAGTAACAATTCACTGCTGCTCACTGCAAAGTGGGCTGTTCCCAGACCGGTCGTAATTTCTTGTCCCATGTCCAAAGTATTGTCGGCAGCCATATAAAAAATCTGCTCAGGTCGAACACCTTTGACTTCACGTCCGGTGATTATCCAGCCTGTGTGTTGCTCAAATTCAGTGATGTCTTTGATGTCATAGCGACGATTATCATAGACCAACCAATCGTCGTTTACGATTTCGTAGTCGCTGGGTAAGTCGCGAGCATCAATGATAAACATCCTTGAGCCCGCATCATACGTTCCGCCATAGACGAATGTTTTGTTTGCTGATATTACGGAGATCGACTGCACAGCCTCACGCTGGATTTTAACGGGCAACACGATACATTTAGACACCATAATCATTGAGTGGGTGCTTGTCTTGTCACCAGTCTCATAGTCCGTGTCAGTGCTACCAAGTTGGTACACATCAACACGCCCACCATACTGCCTCTTGAGGCTGTACAGCGTTCTCCGAAGAAAGCGGTTCATACTTCTATTAACCCCGCTTGGCATCTCGAACTCCTTCAGGTGCGTCGCTCGATTCAATGTAAGGGCATCGGTTGCAAAGCCGCTCCATTACACGGGCCATCCAGTGCAGGCATTCTGCGTTCTGGGCTAAAGCTGTGGTAGACCGCTCCACCAGGCTGACTAAAGTGTCACGCTGGTAGTCTTCAAGTTTCTCGACTCTCGTAGAGAGCACGTCTTCTCGTTTCCAGTCGCGCCAGATAAAAAACAGCACGATGCCGACAAGCGGGCCAAAGTTGGTTATCAAGCCTGACAGCATATCCACTCCTATCTCTGCAAAAAGTGTTTCCATACTACAGTCCTCAAAGCAAAAGAGACCGGGCGGGCGAGCTTCGCCCGCCCGGTAGTTCGGAACTTAGCCAAGCATGATGCAACCGAGGTTTACATCCAGCATAGCCACACCACAGAGCAGGTCGGCAGTCACGATCGTGCCTTGCTGCGTGATGTCGTACTGCATCGAAATCCGCATGGCCACATCGTTGTACGCACCAACGGCAGACCGAACACCAAGGGAGGAGTTAGGCTGAGCCAGCGGGCGGCTGACGAGTGCAAGGGCGTTGCGGTGGAACGCAAAGTTGAACGATCCTGCCGGGCCTGGGTACGCCACTGCGTTGTCTGCCAAGGTGGCTTCCAACGGACGATCCAACAGTGCCAGGTGCCGAGTAGCGTCGTCAGGATCAACGGCGATGCTGATG